ATGTGGGGAGCGCCGCCTTTGATAGTAAGCGTCAGCTGATCCTCTGTCTTCTGGTGAGCCGTGTTCTGTTTTCATAGCACTATTAACCCTATATAAATCATTGCAAAAATTAAACTTGCGCCTAAGAAATTTGCCATCACGTTTCACCTTGAATAACAGCTTCGCAGCCGTTCATGCCGTTGGCATCTTGAGTGTGTGCTTGCAATTTACCCTCTGTATTAAAAGTGCCGCAATCTCTGTGCGTAAAACTGTCTGCATACTTCCAATTCTCAATCTTGCGGATCGCAGCAACAGCATTTGCGGCCTGGATTTTAGTTTCTCGCTCTACAGGCGGCTGGCAGTTTAGGTAATATTCCTTAACTACAAAGGTTTTTTGATTAGCCCTATCTCGCATTGTAGTAACTACAGCATCAATGGCTTCGTTAAAATCGCTTACTGCAACTTGCATTTCTTTTAATTCTTTCATTATCTTATGCTCCAAAGATTGCGTTGAGTACGGGAAGTTTTACGGGGCCGTTTCCGGCGTGGGCGTCAAGCCTCTTCTGGCGGGCAACTTCTTTTGGGGTGGCGTCGCGGAAATAAACCTCGTCGTCAGCGTCGCGTCCAAGCATGGCTTCGTAGTGCCCGTCTGCAAATTTGATAAGGTCAACAACGTAGTATCCAAGCTCGTCGTTTATGTTAGTAATGGTTGTCATAATTAAACTCCTCGTTTTAAATGAAGCAAGGCCAACAAATAACCCTTTTGATAATCGTTCTCTGGCCTGTCAATTTCAAAACCGTTAATAGCGTCATCCAAATTTGAAAATTTAGGAGCGTCAATTTTCCCATTTTGATAGCCAGAATAATACTCTGGGTGTGTGTGGATCATTTCTTTAATCATATCAATTGTCCTCTATGGAAAATGAAGATGATTGATCAATACGCAATGTGTTTTTTACTGTGTCCTGAATAACTTGAGTTAGTGTGCTATGTTGGAGAGCGTCATCTTCTGGAGAACCACCTTCCCAGTTCCACTCTCCTGTAGTAATAAACATTTCTAAGCGTTGAACTTGGGCCTCTAGTTGTTTGATGCGTTGTTCATTTGTCATAATCAAGTTCCTCGTTTGATTGGTGGGGGAGCCGAAGCCCCCCCCTGGTTGGTTAATTGGCAATCGGGCCGCTACGGCTTACGCCGTGCTCAATCATCATCTTGGCGATGCGCTTAACGGTTCCTCGCGCTGAGGCTTGGAGACCTAGTGCGGATGGCCCCATGTCCCAGCCCTGCCCAGCACAGTCGCTGTAATACTCTGCATCAGATAACCATTCGCGCAACTCTGGTGCGGTGCATCGATAGCGGATTGTGCGAGCTAACACCTTGACTTCTTCACCAGTTGGCAAGCTGCGCTCTGCGTGGTCAATCGCAAAAGTTTCTGGAATGTCAATTTCATATTTAGTATTCATAATCAAGTTTCCTTTGATTGGTGGGGGAGCCGAAGCCCCCCCCCTTTGTTGGTTAGGGAAACATAAAATCCATATCTGTTCGGATTTCCATTTCGTCTTCTGCTGCTACGGATTGTATTGCGGTTACAATCTCAACATGATTGCTAAACGGCTTGGCGTTAAACGCCGCTTGCGCTTCCTCGAATGTTTCAAAACGGCGTATGTCAAAAGTTTCGTTAGAATTTTTAATGGCAAACATTGTTTTTCTCATAATCAAGTTTCCTTTGATTTAACGGTTGTGATATTCAGCGATAAGTTCAACGTGCTGCTCGTTAATGGTGACCCTTGCGTGGTGGTAGTGGAGGCCATCGTCTGTTTCTGCTTCGTTGCAGACTGATTGGCAGTAACCTTCAAGCCACTCATTTGCTACCCATGAAACAAATTCGTCTTTGTCGATGGCAGCTTTAATGATTGCTTTAATTGCGTAGTCATTAATTTTTTGAGTAGCCATTTTCTAAGTACCCTTTAGATGTGTTTCGCTGTTCGTCCGATTATATTGCCACACAAGTTGTTTACTGTCAAATAAAAATAAACAACTTGTGTAATTTAATTTTTAGGTTAAATTACAAATTATGAAAACAGTTGAAGAATTAATTACGCTTATGGGCGGTCGCGTTAATACAGCCCAAGCATTAAACGTAACGCCACAGGCCGTAACCAATTGGGCCGCCCGTGGCTCCATTCCGTTGGCTCACGCACGAGCTATTATTGCTGCAGCAGAAACCAACGGTCATCTTTTAACTTACCAGGACATTATGGAATGATCGTTGGAATTGACCCTGGGGCAAAAGGCGCGATTGCACTTTTATATCCAGATTTTGCGGAAGTTTACGATATGCCAATGCTAGGCAAAGAAGTAAACGGATCGGAAGTTGCAGCGATACTGACGCAGTTCTTGCCAGACCACATCTGGTTGGAGCGGGTTAATAGCTTCGGGATGGGCCGGACTAGTGCGTACAATTTTGGGTTTGGCTGTGGCGTCCTAAATGGCGTATTTCAAACTTTGAAAATTCCTTACACTTTAGTGACGCCTCAGAAATGGAAGAAGGCATATGGCCTAGGCAAAGACAAAGCGCACAGCCGCCAACTAGCAACGCGCCTGTTCCCTGCAATCGCTGACCAGTTTAAAAGAGTTAAGGACGATGGCAGGGCAGAGGCTCTGCTGATTGCCAGATATGGGAGTGAGTTGAATGGATAGAGTTCAGGTGTTGAACACCGCCAAGGAAGTCGTGGCAGAACGAGGGAAGTCATACGGCGCACCCAAAGAGAACTTCGAGCGCATTGCAGCCCTGTGGAATACAGTGTTGGGTGACGAGACATTGAAAGAACCTCTTAACGCTGCTGACGTTGCCATGATGATGATTTGCCTCAAGCTGGCAAGGCTCACTGCAACCCCAGATCACGAAGACAGCATGGTGGACATCTGCGGCTATGCCGCACTAATGAGCGAGGTGGTGTGATGAGAAACCCGTACAAGATAGATGGCCCTGCCCATATATCATTCTCTGGCGGTAGGACGTCTGCTTATATGCTTCACCAAATTCTCGATGCCTATGACGGTAAGCTGCCAGAGGATATACCTGTGGTGTTTGCCAACACAGGGAAGGAACGACCAGAGACACTGGAATTTATCCACAGGTGCGCGACAGAGTGGGGGGTTAATATTCACTGGTTAGAGTGGAAGGCTGGCGTTCCAGGCAAAACATCTGTAGTTGATTACGAAACAGCGTCAAGAACTGGGGGGCCGTTTGCTGCGTTTATCAAGCACTCCAAGAGCCTGCCGAATAGTATTAGGAGGTCTTGCACTGGTCATATGAAAATTAAAATCATTGAGTGGTATCTTAGAAAATTCCTTGGTATGGGCGACTTCGATAGCGTTGTTGGGTTACGCGCTGATGAGATGCACAGGGTGACACGGATTAGGGCAAGGCAGAACGGCGTAGGCGGCGATATTTACTGCCCTTTGGCAGACGCGAAGAAGACAGCTAGAGATGTTCAAAAGTTTTGGGATAATAATTCATTCGACCTTAATTTAATTAATGTCAACGGCAGGTCGCCCCACGGTAATTGCGACCTATGCTTCCTAAAAGGCGTCCGTATCCTAGAGGGTTTAATTCGGGAAAACCCTGAAAGTGCTGATTGGTGGATTGAGCAAGAAGAAGCTATGTTACCTATTGTGGCAGAAAGCCTAGAAAAGCGTTTCGGGAATATGAAGGGGACGACATACTTCGCGCAATTCCGAACAGAGGAAACATACCGCCAACTGCGCGACAGGGTTTTAGCCCAAGGCGACCTTCTCAGTTTGGATAATGTGGGTGAGGAAGTCGATTGGGGGAAGCCATGCCACTGCACCGACTGATGCGTAGGATAACACAAATCATCTGCGCCGATAGATGCCGCTGTCAAGACGGCGAGAAATGTGAACACCGATTTGAAGACGAAGCGCAACAAATATTAGATTTAATCAAACAGGAAAAGGCAAAAGATAATGGACGGGTTTGAAAAACACGGCTTGAAGCACTCCAGCATCAGCCAGATCAATAAATGGATAGAAGCCCCAGACTGCTGGGTTAGCCACTATTTATTTAACAATCGAGGCGCTAGCTCCAGCGCAATGTGGCGCGGCATCTTCGTAGAGGAAGCCGTGGCTGACATTCTTACAGAGCGCATGACCTACGACGAGGCTGTGGTAAAAGCCGTCAGTAACTTCGACAACAAGGTCATGTTTGATGATGACGGATCGGCCGACAAGGAACGCACAAACATTTCGCCAATGGTCACCCTGGCTGCTGATGAGTTGAAGCAGTACGGCAAGCCAGATTTCCCAGGCAACGCCCAGCACCGGGTATCCATGACTGCCAAAGGTGACGGCTGGTCGTTAGAATTTATAGGCTTTATTGATTTTAAGTTTCCAGATCACAATCTTGTTGTTGATCTCAAGACAACTATGCGGATGCCTAGCGTAATGAGCAAGGGCCACCAGCGGCAACGGGCCTTCTATCAAAAGTCCAGCGGCAACGCGACCGTTAAGTTTTTGTATGTGACTCCAAAGAAGGTAGACATGAAAGAGGACGGCAACCCAGACGAACTGATGGCAGAAATTAAAGTACATTTATCAAGACAGGAAAAGTTCTTGCGCCTGGGCGACAAGGAATTATTACGAGACATCGTGCCTGTTAACCCGGACAGTTTCTATTGGCGCGGTGATGAAGACACTAGAAAAAAACTATTTGGAATTTGACAACGTCTAAACATTTCGTGTATCTAAATGTTTCTAGCCAATTATCGGCACAACAACACGACAACATGAAAAGGAAGATACTATGTCATATGAATTTGACGAAGGACAACAGGGCAGCGGAGACAGCGGCCCCTTTATTAACTTTCACGCAAAAGAAACCTTGGACGGTGCAATCGGTTCAAGGTCTTTTAGTATCCGTGACGCAGATGGCAACCGCACAGACATCACCAAGAAGATGGAGAAGGGGGTTGCCTTTGATCTCGACACATTGAAGACGGGTTGGTCGTTTAGCAATGGAGCAATCGGTCAAGCTCCTCAGTGGGAGTGGAATGACACCCCCGCACGTTTCAATGTAAAGCAGCCTGACGATATTGGTGGAGAACGCTGGAAGAAAGGCTTCTCTATTCGTATTGCTCTTGGAAAATCAGAGGCAGTGACATGGAGTCAATCCGGCGCTGGATGCTGGCAAGGCTTAGTTAATTTAATGAAGGCAGTTCGTGAAGACGGCGGCGAAGGTGAGACTGTTATTGCTATGCTCACTGGCTGTGAAGACATCAAATTTAAAAAAGGTGGAACGTCTGCCCCTAAGTTTGAAATAAAAAAATGGGCTAAACGTCCAGACTGCTTACTGCAAGAAGCTGCAGCGGCAGACGAGCCAGAAGAAGACGACGAAGACGAAGACGAGTTCTAAAGCTGGTCGGTGGGTCGATTAGTACCCGCCCATCGATGGGAATGGGGGTGCAGCTACATTGGTTAGCACCCCCTGCACCCACTAATTTGATAAGAGGTACTAAATAATGGCACGTTACGAAAAGTTTGGAAAACCACTAACAGAATTAGGTTACGACATAACGCCTTTGAAGGGTAAACGACCATTCCTTACGGGCTGGCAAACAAGGCCAGAAATCGCAACAGATTTTAAAAAATACGGCGACTCCAATATTGGTTTGTTGTGCGGCGGCAAAAATAATATTGTTGCTGTGGATGTTGATGTGAAGCATGAAGGCGCAGCCGCAATCCTACGCACACTTTGCGAAGATCAGATGGGAAGCGCACCTGAACGTATCGGTGCAGCGCCCAAGACATTATTTGTATACAGATGCTCAGAGCCGTTCTTCAAAGTAAAGACAGCAGTCTTCGACATTGACGGCGAAGATGCTTGTGTGGAAATCCTAGCGGAAGGCCAGCAGTTCGTTGCGTCAGGAAAACACCCAGACACTAAGAAGAACTATTCATGGCCTCGTGACACAATCCTAGACTGCCCACCAGACCAGCTAACAACAGTCACTCCAAGCGATATAGCGCAATTTGTACAAACTTGTAACACAGCCTTGCAAGACTTCGGCACAATCAAAGCCAAGTCGCTGAACGGCAAGAAGAAGCCAAGCAATTACAAATACGACTTTGCTGAAAACGAACAGACAACAACAGCCGATAAGCTGCTTGCCGCAATGGCTTATGTTCCTAACGACGATATGCATTATGACGATTGGGCATATATGGCACACGCCATCAAAGGCGCAATCGGCGCAGATGGTCAAGACTTGTTTCACAGATGGTCAAAGCGATCATCCAAGTACGATCCACAAGAAACTGATCGCATGTGGAACAGCATTGGTGACGTAAAAACAATCGGCGCTGGGACGATATACCACCAAGCGTCACAATACGGATTCGACGTTGCAGACTTTGGTAAAGAACAATACCCTGGTCCAGACGACATAGACGAGTTTGACGGCATAGATGAACTTACAGACGCCTCAGACGATGGCACAGACGGTGTTGGCGAGGATGGTTGCTTTACAGCGGCAAGCGTCTCAGGGCCGTTACCAGAGCGTGAATGGCTATTGGACCAGTGGTTTCCGTACAAAACGACCGGGATGCTTTTTGGTGCTGGGGGCATAGGCAAAACACTTCTTATGCACCAACTAGGCAACAAGGTCGCCTTGGGTGAGCCGTTTATGGGTTTAGCAACTAAGAAGATGCCAGTGCTATTAGCCCTATGTGAAGACGATGAACTAGAATTAAAACGCCGCCAGCTAGACATCAACACATGGTTAGGCGTTGATGACTTTGGCACAGGGCCAGACAACTGCCACCTATGGCCCAGGATCGGCGGTGATAACATCCTTGTTACATTTCCGAACCAAGGCGAGGACAAGGCTGGAGCTTTTTATGAGCAGCTATGTCGTAAAATCCTAGCACTAAAAAAGCTGCACGACAGTGACGACATTCTAGTAATATTGGACACGGCAGCGGATTATTTCGGCGGCGGTGAGAACGTCAGGCGTGAAGTAAACACATTCGTTAAGAAGTACCTTGGCTCCCTGTCTGTAGAGTATAACGCAACCGTTATCCTACTAGCCCACCCGTCCCTAGCAGGGCTTGCAAGCGGCACAGGTAGTTCTGGATCAACTGCTTGGGAGAACAGCGTCAGAAGCCGCGCATACCTTGCCAGGGTTGAAGATAGTGACGAGCTTCGCATCTTATCCAGAAAGAAATCGAACTACTCTTCTATTGGAACTGATAGTGATATTCAGCTTATTTGGGACAGTGGCGTTATGGTCATACCATCAACGCCAGACCAGTTTGACAGGCTCAATGCAGTCAAATTAAAAGAAGCAATCCTTTCTGAAATTGAGGACGCATGGTGCAAAGGAACACCGTATAAATCAAATAGGTCGGAAGGAAGAAAAGTTAAAACAGCGTTGCCAAAGGCGTTTCCTAACGAAAAAAAAGGACCGCTTTTGGTGGCCTTTAATGACCTTGTGGAAGGTGGCAATATTATCCACATAGAGCGCAAAGGCTACAAAGTTGAAATTGGGCTAAGTAAGGCACAAACCGTTGAAATGTAAAACAAATAGCTTGGTGTGTGTAGGGTGTACACGTTTGGTGATATTATTTAACAATATCAAACACATAACTTTTACACACACCAGCTATATATAAATATATAAGTGGCGTGAACGCCACACATATTTCTATCTTATATCGCAACCCAAAATGAATGGTCTTTAAAATGGCAACCAAAACAATCAGACGGCAACCTGATGAAATTACAAATCCGAAAGATTACGGCGACCCAATTGCTGACGGAATCCATCACGCAATTAAACCCGTTGACGAAATTGCAACAAAGATGGAATTGAAATGGGGATGCGATAGACTGCCTGGACTTGTGTCGCCAGCAACAGCAGCAAAGTTTGGATCGGCAAAAGCAAAGTTAGACGATGCCATTTACAACAACGACCCCCAAGCAGTTGCCAAACGTGCCACAGTTATGGTTAATGGATGGAAAGCACTAGACAAGGAAGCTAGTAACAACCATAAACCGTTCAAGCCGCGCATCTGGCATCACACAACAGAAAACGGTTTTAAATTTGCAATCGCAAAAGGAAACGCAGATGCAATAAAAGCCATCAAAACCGATTCAAGGATGGAAGGCGTAGCAGTCTACAGCTTAGATGAAATTGGACATTTGTTAGAAAACGACACAATGGCCCTAGTCAATTCAGTAAAGGACGTTTTTCCAGATGCACAAATTACAGAAGTTAGAAAGGCTGAGAACAGCGTTGACGATGAACTGCCGTTTTAATAATTTAATAAAGGTGACGTATGTTTAATCCTGAAAATGACATTGAAGCTTGGCAAGCTTATCCAAAAGATCGATGGGTTTATAACAAATTAGATTTAAGTCTAAAACTAAATCACTACGCAGGCCCAGCTTGTGTGCCAATTAAAAAAAGAAGTGGCAATTTCTGCATTAGACCAATTATGAACTTAAGCGGTATGGGAATTGGGGCTGTTAAAAAAAGATTAAACGCGACGGTACACGCATCAGAAATGGAAAACCATGCACACGTTCCACCTGGTTATTTTTGGTGTGAGTGGTTTAACGCCCCGCATATTTCTGCAGACTTCACTAAAAATTTAGACACAAAAAAATGGGAAGCCTTCAGTGCAATGGAGGGATTTCATGAAAACGATTTAAATTTAACAAAATTTATAAGGTGGAAAGTTGTAAAACCAGAATTAGATTATAATTTGCCAAACTGGGTCCATGATATTAAAACTAAAAAATATTTAAATATAGAATTTAGACAGGGCAAAATTATAGAAATTCATTTACGCAGCGGAAACGACAGTTTTTGGTTTTGTGCTTTGGGAACAGAAATTCTGCCTGTTTGGAAGAATGTTAAATATAACAAAATGGAAACAAGTATGAAATTTATACCTAATTTTTATGAGGGGCTTGCTAGGTACGAGGCAAGCGGTCATCAAACTGATGTTAGGATTGGATATTACATTGACGAATGAAAAATTAAATCCAAAACAAACTGCTTTTGTTAAAGAATATCTTATTGATCGAAATGGGAAACAAGCGATGATTAGAGCAGGATATTCTCCTGGGCAATCCGCAGAAGTTTCAGCTTCAAGAATGATAAGAATACCTAAGATTAAAAAGGCCATCGAGCTAGGCGAACAAAAGCACCAAGAAAGATGCAACGTCACTAAAGAAACTATAACAAAGATGATGAACGAAGACAGAGATTTGGCAATTGAATTATCACAGTCAGGGCCAGCCGTTACAACGACTATGAACCTTGCAAAACTTCACGGCCTGATCACAGACAAGGCCCAGGTTGAAGCAAACGTAGGCGTCAATTTCAACACTTATATGCAGCCCAAACCAAAAATAGATAATGGAAATTAATATTGATTTTGAGGTGCGATGGTATCAGCAGCCATTTTATCTGGCCCTAGTTAATCAGAAGAAAAAGCGATTGATTGAAATTGCTCACAGACGGTGGGGCAAGGATGAAATAGTTTTGAACGGGTTTAGAGACCTGTCTCGTAAACGTGTTGGCACTTATTGGCACTGCTTTCCAGAATATGCACAGGCTCGTAAAGCCATTTGGAACGGTGTCAATGGTCACACTGGCAAGCGCAGAATTGATGAAGCGTTCCCACCAGAAATCCGCAAACGTGTAAACGACAACGATATGTTTATAGAGACCACCTGGGGATCGACTTGGCAACTGTTAGGCTCTGACCGTTATGACGCCACCGTTGGCTCTGGCCCAGTTGGCATAGCGTACAGTGAGTGGGCTTTATGCAACCCAGCAGCTTGGGCTTATCACAAGCCAATGATTGAGGAATCAGACGGAACAGCAGCTTTTATTACAACTCCTCGTGGATCAAACCATGCAAGGAGAATGTTTGATCGTGCGGTTGTCTCAGATTATTGGTTTGCTGAACTATCCAGCATTCAAGATACCGGCGCACTGTCACAGGAGCAAATTGACGAGAGCTTGGCAGAATACATTGATTTGTATGATGATGAGCTAGGCAAGAGTTTATTTGAACAAGAGTATTATTGTTCTTTTGAAGCGGCAATTATTGGTTCTTTTTACGGCTCTCATTTAGCTAGGGCTAGAAAAGAAGGCCGTATAAAAAATATTGAATGGGATGAAAGTTTGCCTGTCATAACCGTTTGGGACATTGGTTATTCTGACGATACGGTTATTATTTTTGTGCAAGTTTTGGCGGGTGAAGTTCGTATTATTGACACTTACGATGCCAACGGACGCGACCTCGAACACTACGCTGATGTCATTAAGGGCAAGCCGTGGGCCTCAAACTACGGCAAGCACTGGCTACCGCATGACGCCCAAGCCAAGACGCTTGCAGCGGCTGGGCGGTCTGTATACGAGCAGTTTACGAAGGATCACGGCCTAGAGAATGTGTCAATACTTCAGAACACTAACACCGAACAACAGGGCATCATGGCTGCAAGGCAATTGTTTCCTAGGCTTTGGATTGATGCCAGACAGGAAAAGTTTATTGACGCACTGACAAACTTCCGGCGTGAATGGGATGACAGCAAAAAATGCTTTAGAGAAAAGCCCGTCCACGACTGGACAAACCATTACGCTGATGCGTTAAGATATTTATCTTGGGTGTGGAAAGAACCTGTTGTTAAAAAACCTAGCACCCCAAACCGCACTTTAAGCGTTGGCAAAAAATCAACTGTTACAATGGATGACTTGTTAAAATCGGTGAAAAGAAAAAAGAAGTATGATTGACACTATTGTGATTTATCAAAAGCTGCGTTATCATAAAAAATTATCTGTTTTGCGATTAAGTGGGAGTTGTAATTTTGGCTAACGCAGCAACGGCACAAACTGGTTCTCTTGTGGAGCCTATTGACGCTGGCAAAGGTCCAGAAGGCGTTGTCGCACGTTGGCAAATGGAACTTGACCTGTCGTCTAAAGATGAGAAATTTTGGCGAGAGCGAGTTCAAGACGTTAATGCCCGATACCGTGACGAGAAAAACAATCAACAAAGCAACACCACAACAATTGGCCGATACGGTGGCGGCGACAGATTCAACATTCTGTATTCCAACATTCAAACAATTTGCCCTTCACTGTATAGTCAAACGCCAAATCCTGATGTGCGTCGGCGTTACCGTGACCAAGACGAAACTGGCAAGACCATTGCTGACGTTATGGAAAGGGCGTTGTCTTTTACCCTAGATGACGAAGACTTTGACAGATATATGCGCATGGCTGTGAAAGACTGCCAGCTAACAGGTCGAGGCGTTACACGTGTAAAATATGAAGCAGCTTTTGGCAACGAAGAAGAGATCGACGGCCCAGAAGGTGAGCAAGAATACGAAGTTCTTGAACGTGAAGAAGTAGAGTTTGAACACGTCAATTGGTCTGACTACCGACACGGCCCAGGCCGCACTTGGGAAGAAGTGATGTGGATTGCTTTCAAGCACACGTTTGACAAAGACGAGCTTGAGCATAATTTTCCTGACACTGCAAAAGACATTCCGTTGGATTATTCGCCCGACGGCATCGACGAGAACAACGACGATCCAATTAATGATACTTTTAAAAGAGCAATTGTTTGGGAAATTTGGGACAAGAAAAAGCGCGAAGTTGTGTTTATGTGCCCTGGCTTAAAAGAACGCCCATGCAAGACAGTTAAAGACCCGTTAAGCCTAAAGGATTTCTGGCCTATCCCTAGGCCGCTGTATGCGTCTGATTATACCGATTCCTTAGTGCCAGTGGAGCCGTTTAGATACTACGAGGATCAAGCAGACGAGCTTGACGACATTACCCGCAGAATTTCTGGTGTTATTGCAGCTTGTAAAGTGCGCGGCATATACGACAGCACAATAAGCGAGATGACCAACATCATGGACAGCCAGGAGACTATGCTAGTCCCTGCTACTGATGTGTTGCCATTGATGCAAGCTGGCGGCTTAGAGCGAGCCATCTGGATTTGGCCTATTGAAAAGATAGCCGGTGTTTTAATTCATTTGTACTCGCAGCGGGAAGCCGTGAAGACCATAATTTATGAAATCACAGGCATTGCCGATATTATGCGCGGTTCTTCTGCTGCGAGCGAAACACTAGGCGCACAACAACTTAAAGCGCAGTTTGGCACAATGCGGTTAGACGATATGCGCCGTGAGGTGCAGCGGTTTGCACGAGATTTAGTTCGTATTTCGGCTGAGATTATTGCAGAGCAGTTTAGCCCTGAGACAATGGCAATTATGACTGAAGTTAAGTTGCCAACGCCAGAAGAAAAAATGCAAGCGCAGATGATGGCGCAGCAAATGCAACAACAACAGCAACCAATTCCAAGAGACGTTCAGAAAGTATTAGACGACCCAACATGGGATGAGTGTCTGCAAATTTTGCGTGACGATCAGCAGAGAGCTTATCGGATTGACATTGAAACAGATTCAACGGTTGCTGGCGATCAAGCGCAAGAAAAGCGAAACATAACCGAATTACTAACGGGCATAGCGTCTTTTATCCAAAATGCTGGCCCAGCCGTTGCTGCTGGCTATTTGCCTTTAGACGCTGCCAAAGCGTTGCTTATGACTTCAGTACGTAAATTCAAAATGGGCCGTGAAGTTGAGGACGCACTTGACATGATCGGCGAAGATCAAGACGAAAAACAACAGCCTGACCCGGCGCTTATTCAGATGCAGCAACAGATGGAACAGATGCAACCTGTCTTGCAACAGCTTCAGCAAGAGAACGAACAACTAAAGAATGACAAAAGCGCAGAGATGCAGCGCACTCAAATGGACGTAGAAAAAACAGCAGCAGAATTAGAAATAAAGCGCGGCGACCAGCAAATTAAAGTTAGAGATTTAGAATTAAAGTCAGCACAGCCTGTTGTAACCCCACAAGAAAAATGGGAATACGATATGCAAGTTAATCAGATGCAAATGGCGTTTGATGCAGAGCAGAAGGCGTTAGACAGGGCGGCAGAGGCTGAACAGAAGGCGTTAGACCGTGAGGCGGATATAGCTAAAGCAATCATTGCAAAGGCTGACGATGAGACGGGCATAGAGGGCGCACTTGCTGACTTACACGCAAATAAAACTTTAACGTACAACGACGATGGCAGCATTAGCGGTTTTGAAACGACTGACATTGAATCAACAATATCAAGAATTAGAGATGTATTGTCGCAGCAATCAAGCGCAGACCGTGGCGGCATGGAACAGGCTTTAGTTGGAATTGCTGAGATGCAAGCGCAAACAGGGCAGTTAATTATAGATTCTAATGACCGGCTGGCTAATGCTATTACAGCGCCAAAGCGAGCCATATACGAAAATGGTCGGCCTGTTGGAATTGAAACGATATAGGTTTTAATAATGGCGCAGTGGGACGTTGGTGTTTGGGACGAAAGTGTTTGGGACGTAGACCCGCCTAATTTTGCAGCGGGTGGTGGTGCAAAGCGTCGAAGGCCAAATGAAAAAGTTATCTGGTACGACGACTGGGTTAAATCACAAGAGCGCGGCGATACTACAGAAGAAGAGCAGATTGAAGAAATTGAAGAAGCAATTAAAGTTGTTAAAACCTACAAAGAGAAAACAGTTCCTGTTGTTGATGCCAAGGCAGCAATATTAAAAGCTAAAAACGCCGAAGCTATGTTAAGCCAGATTAAAGAATTAAAGATTTTAATGAAGACTTATTTTAAGATACAAGAAGAACGCTCAAGGCTTAAAAAGCAAGACTGATGACTTTGTTAGTTTAGTGATGCTAGGAGTTTTATAATGGCGACAATGAGAGATGCACTGTCAGCCCCACAAGGTTATTTTGGCGGCATAGACCCATCAACCCAGACAAATATAAACGCGCCGGCTGGAAAAATAGATTTGAGCGGGATGCCAGGGCGGTTAGGTTCTTTTGCTGGCGGAATGGTAGGCTCTTTAGCAGGGCCGCTTGGAAGTGCGTTAGGTTCAGGATTTGGCGGGTACGCAGCCGGTATGACCCCAGGCGGTGCAATAGGTCAAACGCTTGGAACAGCAATTGGATCAGCGTTTGGGCCCGTTGGCGCTTTAGTTGGTGGGTTTATTGGCAACCAAATAGGAACGCCGAAAACACCGCAACAAACAAAAGCTGAAGAAGATTATTCGTTAGCCACAGGTGGGTGGAGCGGAGATGGTGGCGGGTTTGATGTAGGCGGTATAGGCAACGATGCCTCGCTAGGTGGGCCAAGCGGTGGATATGGTGGAATGAATGATTTTGCATAATATATACAAAAGAAACCTTGCTGAAATTGACTGGACAGTTAAAGCAGAATTGTCACAACAAGATAATGTTTACACTGAAAGCAAGCGGTCTAGTTTTCCGTCGCCACAAATTGTTAGCGATTATGAGTCATACGAATGCCCAGTAAGCGGCAAATTGATTGAAGGCCGCAAAGCCCACGAAGAAAATTTAAAGTCTACGGGTTGCAGATTGCTGGAGCCTGGAGAAAAGGAAAGCAACACAAAGAACGCAGCCCGGGCTATTGAACAAGAAAATAAAAAGCGCGACGCAGCAATTGACGGAATTGTTGATTCAGTTGCCAGCGAATATTTTGATTAAATAGGAGATTATTGTGGACAACGAAACACAAGAAACAGCCCCAGCAGACGCTACGTTTGCAGACATGGAAGATTTCATGGGCAAAGCGTTTGATGCTGTTGAAAACGATGACATGACCGAAATAACTGCGTCCGACATAAGTGAAGAGCAAATCGCTGATGTTGTTGATGCTGAAGAAGATTCAGAGGTCTTAGAAGACACTGATGCAGATAGCGTTGCCAAGGTTGAGGAAACGGACGAACCTGACGACAGTCAGACCATCGTCTCGCCACAATCGATGTCAGCGAAAGACCGTGAGGCATTTTCTGCACTTCCACCCGACCAACAGAAATGGATGTCGGATCGTGCGAAGGAACAGGAAGCAGCTTTCACACAAAAAACTATGGACTTGGCTGAAAAATCTAAAGGTTACGACAAGTTAGAGCAAATACTTGCACCAAGACGGCAACAGCTTGCACTGGATGGAATGGACGACAGCACCGCAATCGGTCAGCTATTCGCACTTTCTGACTACGCAAACAACGACCCGCTTGGTTTTGTCAAATATATGCTTAATGCTCGACAGATACCTTTGTCAGCCTTAAATGAATCCAACGGGCCTCAACAGCCTGTTGACCCTCAACTAGCTGCCATGCAACAAAAAATGCAAGGCTTCGAGAATTTCTTAACACAACAGCAGATGCAATCAAACCAACAAGCGGAAATCGCAATTAATAACGATGTTCAAAAATTTGCACAAGAACACGAATTTTATGCAGAGTTAGAAAGCGAGATGATTCCAGTTGTTGCAGCGTTGCGTCAAAACGATCCAAACCTTTCAAACGCTGATGCCTTATTAAAATCTTATAAGATGGCGATTGCGGCAAACGATGGCGTGTCTGCAAAGGTTGAAGCTGCGAAAGCAGCTAAAGCTGGAACTGATAAAGTAGCTATGGCGAAAGCTCGCGCTGCTAAATCAAAGAAGGCGGCTGGATCAAATGTTGCCAGAAGTGGCGCAAGACCCGCTGGGAAAGCGGGTGCTGAAAATGTTGAAGACTTTATCGGTGGTCTTGTTGATGAGCGCATGACGGCTTAACATGAAAGGAAAGTCTTATGGCTTCCCCAAATAGCTCGTTTACTGAGATTTCAGCTATTACTTATCGTCACTTTAAAGATAAGTACCTAGCTGATAACGTTACAAACCATACGGCACTTTACCAGCGCCTAACCGAAAAAGGTCGCGTTGATCTTGTCAGCGGTGGCTGGGAAATCCAAGTTCCTCTTGATTACACCGAAAACGGCACGTATCAGCGGTACAGTGGTTATGACACCTTGGACGTTTCACAAAGTGAAGTGTTCACAGCAGCTAACTTCCCCTGGAAACAGGTTGCTATCAATGTGGTTGCATCTGGCCTAGAAATTCGCCAGAACAGCGGCAAAGAAGGCGTTATTAAGCTAGTTAAGAACAAGCTGAAAAATGCCATGCGTACAGCAGGAAACAATTTCTCTGTTGATATGTATTCTGATGGAACAACAGCAAATCAGATTAACGGCCTTCAGGCTCTTGTTTCTGACGCTGGCACTGGAACTGTTGGTGGTATTAATTCTGCCACTTACACGTTCTGGAAGAACATCCTTCAGTCTGCGGCTGCTCCATTGCAAGGTGGCGGTGGTATTACGCCTAGCGCAACCACTATGGAAAGTTTGATGCTTCCAATGTGGCTTGCACTAACTCGTAACAACGATATGCCAGACTTGATTGTTGCCGATGATACGTACTTTACGTTTTTCGACAACAGCCAGACCTCGCTGAAGCGTTACACCAACACCACTGACGTTGCTGCTGGGTCAACATCCTTGAAGTACAAGGGTGCTGATGTAGTATATGACTCTGTTGCTTCTGGTATGCCAGACGCTCATATGTACTTCCTAAATACGGATTACATTGGCCTCAGTTGCCATCGTGATGCGAATTGGACAGAAGTGCATGAAAAGTGGTCTGTCAACCAAGACAGTCAAGTTTTGCCGATTATCTGGCAGGGCAACATGACTGTCAGCAATCGTTCACTTCAGGGCGTTCTAAAAGCCTAGTAGGTTTTTGTGCAAACTTTATTTCCTGAAAGGAAAAACTAATGTCTGATTATGATATTGTGACCCCAATAGCGGGAGCGCAGCCTATCGCTGACACTTCCGCAACTCAACTCCACCCGCTTGGCTTGATTGTTCAAGCGGCTGATAATGCCGCCACTGCTTATGGTGCTGGCGACTTTATTTATCTTAAAGGAGTTGCGTCAACTGTCGTAGGTAGCTTTGTTACTTACAATTCAGATGACAATTCAACGGCGCTTTTGGCTGCTAATGCCATTGGCCCAGTTGCAACGGCAATGTCAATTAATCTTGCTGGCTATTATGGCTGGTATCAGATTAGTGGCAAAGCTGTAGGCAAAGCAAAAGCAAGTTATGCAGATAATGGCTTGGTTTATGCTACATCTACGGCTGGCAGCATCGATGATGCAGTTGTTGCTGGTGATCGTGTCAAACTTGCAAAAGGCGCATCTGCGGTTGATACACCGTCGACTGGGCTTGCTGAGTTTGAAATTCAACGTCCGTTTATGGATGACGGAACAGCAGCTTAACATTGATCTGGGGCTGGCCTAGCGGCTGGCCCCTTTTCACTTTAAAAAGGATAAACAATGGTTGATATGCTCCCAGAAGAAAAACATGGTTTTTATGTTGAGTTTGAGTTGAGAGCAGAAGAAGACCGCAATGCTACTATGAGCGCAGGGCATCCTGTTTTTTATGACATTGAGGTCGCTGTTATTACAATGCCAGGTGGAAATTTGGTTGTTGATAAAATTGTTTCTAAAGAATTACTAGACGAGTGGCGGCGCGGAATACCCGGACGCAAGCCACCGTCGCCATTTGCCATCAGCGCCTACGAGGCGTGGAAAGAAGGCCGTGAAGCCCCAGTAAACGGAATAGATTTAAAAAACTGGCCTGGTGTAACGCCCTCGCAGTTAAAAATGTGTCAAAACGTAAACATCAGGACTGTTGAAGATTTATCTGCTGCCAATGCGGATTCTATTCGTAAAATGGGCATGGGTGCTGTTGCTTTAAAAGACAAAGCTGTGTCATATTTGAAGTCGGCTGGAACAAACAAAAACAGTGAGGAGGTTGCAGCTTTAAAGGTTGAAATGGAATCTTTAAAAGACGCATTGGTTAAAAAAGATATTCAAATTGACAAGCTAATGGAGCAAGTAACAGAAACTAGCGGTGCAGCAAAACGTGGAAGACCTAGAAAAGCTGCATAGTAAATCACTTAGCAAAACGGAACCGTATTATGACACTTTTGACGATGATAAACGGCGCACAAGATACTATCGGCCTGACTAGGTCTTCTGTCGTTGTTGCGTCAACAGATGGCAATACGCGAACCTTATTAGCTTTGGCGCAGACAGAGGGCAGAGAGCTACAAGAAAGGTTTTCATGGCCTCAGACGCAGCTTGAGGCGACACACACTACCTTGGCGGCACAGTTGCAAGGGGTAATGACTACAATTGCTCCTGGCTTTGGTTACATTATCAATCAAACATTCTGGAATCGAACGCAGACGCAACCTGTCACTGGCCCGTTGTCACCGCAAGAATGGCAGCTACAGTTAGCTCGTGTGACAACTGGCCCGTATTCTAGCTTTAGAATTAGAGGCGGTAAGCTGTTTGCATACCCAGCACCGGCGGCAGGAGATACGTGGGTCTTTGAATACCAGACTGTAAACTTCTGTGAGTCAGCCGGTGGCACAGATCAACCCGCTTGGGCTGCTGACACTGACGTTGGTTTGCTTGATGAGAATTTGATGCAGATGGGCGTTGTTTGGCGGTTTAAAAAGAAAAACGGCTTAGACTACTCTGAAGACTATAGAATTTACGAACAGAAACTTGCAAACGAAACTGCCAGGGTTGGCGGCAAAAAAGTGTTAAGTATGCAAAGCGGTGGCGGTTCTAATTCTGGTATCTATGTGCCTGAAGGCTCTTGGAGCTAAATAGATGGCAAGTATGCAAGACGCATTAAAACAAAATTATAGGAACAACAGCGGCTTTGCGTCTGCATACCCACAACCCCAAAGAACGCCTTGGAAAGATTTTGGAAACAATGTGTGGGATGCAGTCAAGTACGATCCTGACCCTAACACAACTTGGCTAGAGCGTTCTGGCAACAGTCTTATGGGTGATATGAACTCAATGATTACTGGGTTTGATGCTCAAGGAAATAAAATTCCTGACACTTTGCGGATGGTTTCATTAATGATGCCAGGTGGTACTGGTCTGGGTGGCAAGGCAGGGCTTGGTATTCTAGGCGCAGCAACAGGCGCAGCCCCAAAAGCTGGCAGTGCGTATGCGTCACGTTTAATTCCAGCTTTAGAAAATATGCCACAGGAAAAAATGAGCGCAGATCAGTTTAGCGGCTGGTTTGGCAAGCAGCCTGTTGGTGCTGATGAGCTAGAGTATTCTGGAATTCCTGGCTTGCTGGCACAGGGTGGTGATGTAACCAAGACAGGCTTGCTCGATCAGGCAAGGGCTAATCCGCTTGATATACAGGATGTGGTTCTTGGTGATCATACGGGGGTTGGTCGAGGGATGCGAACAAAGTTCTCTGATTACCAGCTCCCCGGCGGTAAAGATTACAAAGAGATGCTGCTGACGTTGCCTAAAGGCAGGCCGAAGGACGCTGCAGCGTATGATAAGCAGTTGATGGGATTTGTAGACAGGGCAGTAGCTAAATTTAAGGGAGATGCTGTCGCTGGTGGGATGCAAGAAGACATTGCGGAAGATTTAGCGCAGCGTGTTTTTGAGCCAGATAACAGAAGGGAATATTTCAGCAAGGCAGCTAAATATCTTGGTGAAGAAGATGAGATGCGAGCAATTAGTGAAGCCTATAAAGCGCAGCGTCCTTCAGATTTCACATCGGGTCACTTTGACGAACCCAATGTCCTATCCCATGCCCGATACAACACACGCACCATTGATGGTGACAAGACGCTATTTGTTGAAGAGATACAAAGCGACTGGCATCAGAAGGGGCGTGATGTGGGGTATCAGGGTGATATTGATTATGCTGCATTAAGAGCAAAACAAGATGAGTTATTTGCAGCGCAAAGTGCTATTGGGAAAGATGTAACAACACAAGGCTATGACGCAACACAAGCGCAACAAAGCAAATATATGGCACTGGATAACGAATATAAAGCTATTCAAAAACAACTTGATGGCAATGCAAACGCAGTCCCAGACGCACCATACAAACGCACAGATAAATGGGCTGGGCTGACATTACAGCGCATGGTCAAGGAAGCTGTTGATAGTGGGCATGACCGCATAGCGTGGACACCTGGCAAGGTACAGATAGACAGGTATGAAGAGTCATTAAGGCGTAATGTAGACGAAATTACATACGAGCCTAATGGCGATGGTACATACAATATTGCTGCTGAAAAAAATGGCGGAATAGTCCATGACGCTGGTGGCGTTACCACTGACGAAATTAAAGAACTTTATGGCAAAGATGTTGCAGATAAAATCGGCAAAGATGTTGGAATCGGTGGTGATCGGCCTCTCCGTCCTGATTTAAAAGTATTGCGTGAAGACGATCTATCTATTGGTGGCGAAGGCATGAAGGAATTTTACGACAAGATGCTGGTCAAATCCGCAAACAAGTTTGGCAAGAAGTATGGTGCAAAAGCTGAACCTACTATGATGGCTAGCAATAAAGTCTGGACAATGAAGATCACACCAGAGATGAAGGCTGGCATCAGCAAAGGTGTAATGCTTGGCAAGACAGGCGGTGAAAGCAAAATAGGTGCTGGTTTGTTATCGCAAGATGATTCTGAAATGACACAAACCTTACAAAACAACCCATATAGAATAGGCGACACAACAGGTATAAATTCGTCTATGATGCAAGCATTACAAGGCAACGGACGGAATTATTAAATGCTTCAACCTTTACAAAGCAACACACAAAGATCGCCAGTTGCAAGGTCGTCTAGCACCTCTGCGCCTGTTCGTGGGTGGAACGCCAAGGACTCGCTTGCTGACATGGAAGCTGAGTGGGCAATTACTTTAGATAATATATTTCCAAACATGACCGACGTTGAATTGCGAAGTGGTCATGCTTCGCATTCTACAGGAAACGGATCAGGCGCAGTTGAGACGTTAGTTGAGTATTCTGGCCCGTCGACCAAAAAACTACTCGCTTGCGCTGGCGGTGTAATTTATGACGCATCTGCGGCTGGCGGCTCAACTTCGATTGCTACAGGGAAATCAAACAACCGTTGGCAGACTGTCATGTTTGGAACGGCTGGTGGTAATTTTCTCTATATGGTCAATGGTGCAGATGCGCCGGTTTATTACAACGGTTCTGCATTTACAACGCCCTCATTAGGCAGCGTCACTGCTGCTAATATAGTGGACGTTATTGCTCACCAGCGCCGTTTGTTTTTTGCTTTTAATGATAGTTTAATTATAGGTTATTTGCCTGTTAATTCACTTGCTGGAACTGTTGCCACGTTTGACCTTGGCGGGTTATGTAAAAAAGGCGGCAAAGTACAGGCTTTGGCTTCTTGGACTAGGGACGGTGGTTCTGGGCCTGATGATATATTTGTAGCTATAACATCAGAAGGCGAGGTTATTTTATATTCTGGAACTGATCCAGGCTCTGCGTCAACGTGGCTTTTAGTTGGCGCAAGTTTTAGCATTGGCAAGCCAATTGGTCGTAGATGCGTTGAAGTAGTTGGCACTGAAGTTATGGTCACGACCCAGGACGGCGCTATTCCATTGTCAACAATGTTGCCTATTGACCGGGTTGGATCATACGGCAAGGCACTTTCTGACAATATACAAAACGCATTTATTGCTTCAGCACGACAATATGGCACAAATTTCGGGTGGCAATCTTTACATTACCCACAGGGTTCTTATGCGTTATTTAACGTGCCAATCAGCAGCACTGTTTCGTATCAATATGTAGTCAACACACAGACGGGCGCTTGGTGTCAATTTACAGGACAAAACGCAGCTTGCTGGTCACTTTTTAAAGGTGATTTGTATTTTGGCTCAACAACTGGGGGCATAGTCTTTAAAGCAGACACCGGCACTTCAGATAACAATGCTGACATTGAATATACGATTAAACCCGCTTTCAATTATTTTGGAACGCGAGGCGTAAATAAGCTGTTTAGCTTGTGTCGGCCTCATTTTACATCAAACGGTGCGCCTTCTGTTGCTATTGATTTAAATATTGATTTTTCAGATATTAATCCTACTAGCGTCCCAGCCGCCACAACTATTANTGCAGGNCAATGGGATGTNAGTAAATGGGATCAAGCAAACTGGGCGAGTGAAGTTAGTATTGCTGATTGGCTGACAGTNTATGGCATTGGCGATTGCGCAACACCAACAATTAGAGGCGCTGAAAAAGTTTTAACTTTAAAATTCTCTGCATACGACATGATTTGGCAAACAGGAAATGCTTTGTAATGGATAACATTTTAAATTTTGCAGAACCGCCAGAAGATATGGGCGAGCTAGAGCGCGGCTTGCTTAAATATCATCGTGACAATCTTATAAACAAAACATATTTAGACGACGAGCAAGGTTTAACAACTTTGTATATGCAAGGGGTAACTGGGCCGGATAAACGCATTTACAACGTCCCTGGTTATTTTGACGGAAAAAGACAAAGCGAAGAAGCGGCAAGAAATCGTGCGGAAAGCATTGGTTGGAGTAACTATCCTTCATACGCAACTGGGTTAGAATCAAATGAGGCTGCTGTTAAATTTCACGACATAGTAGATCAAGACGGAATTTTATTTAGAAACTTTATGCAAAAATGACGCAATTATTATTTAATCGTGATGACGAATTAGCACAATGGGCTGAAAATAAATATCCAGATTGTGCGCCATTAAGCCGACCACTGACCTCAATTGGAATTGCGTCTAGTGAAGGGAAAATCTTGGGGGTTGCAATTTACCATAATTTTCGTCAAAATGATGTTGAAATAACTTTCATAACCACGACCCCGCGTTGGGCCACGCTTGGAAATGTTAGGGCATTATTGCACTATCCGTTTATCCAGTTGGGTGTTCAGCGAATGACAGCAATCACCAAGAAATCTAACAAGCAAGCTCGCAAGTTTCTAAGCGGCATTGGTTTTTTGCTGGAAGGAACACATCCATATGCTGCAAATGGCAAGACTGCTTGCACGTATGGTTTATATTTAGACAACGCAAAAAAGAGGTGGTTACATGGGTAAGCGCACACCGTCTGCCCCCGCTGCGCCTGATCCAGTTGCAACGGCTGCGGCTCAAGGGGCTGTAAATAAAGAAACAGCTATGGCCCAAGCGCGTCTAAATCAAATTAACGAATACACTCCATACGGATCAAGCGTTTATACTGACCGTGGAGAGCCGGTAGACGGTATACAGCAAGTTGACCGCACAACAACTCTTGACCCAGCGCAGCAAGCTATTGTGGATCAGCAAACCGCTATTTCTGGCGATCTTAATACATTGGCTGGTGAGCAAATTGGACGTGTGTCTACCAATTTAGCAGACCCATACAGCTATGATGGAATGGCTGCCGCACCGACGGCTGACTCAGCGGCTAGGCAGCAAGTTATTGATTCACTTTATAATCAATACACATCCAGGTTAGACCCAAGATTTACTGATGAGCAAACAGCTTTAGAGACTAGTCTTGCAACACAAGGAATTCCCGTTGGTTCAGATGCGTACAATAAAGCAGTTGAAAGTTTTGGACGAACTAGAAACGACGCTTATGGCAGTGCTTTAAACCAAGCTGTAATGGCGGGTGGTGCTGAACAGAATAGATTGTTTGGCTTGCAAGGCGATGCAAGAACCCGGGCCATCCAAGAATACTCAACGCAACGAAATGCGCCGCTAAATGAGATTGCCGCATTGATGGGTGGCACAACAATTAACAATCCTCAATTCTCACCAACGACTCAAACTGGCGTTGCAAATACTGATTTCATTGGCGCACAAGGTCAAGCTCTTGCAATGGCAAACAATCAATATAATCAACAAATGTCTGCACGTAACGCAGGGATAGGTGGGTTGTACGGACTAGGTGGCGCAACATTAGGTGCTGCGGGTGAACTTGGCGGCATTAGAAATTTGTTTGGATAATATAATGGCAAACATTGCATTTTACGGGCAAAACCCAATTGAGCCGTTGCGTGTGAAATCGCAACGCGATTTTGACCAAGATTCAAGGCGTAGGATGGCGCAACAACTTGCTATGCAAGGTGGAAGCATGGCCCCAGTTCAAAGCCACACAGAAGGCATTGCAAGAGCGTTACAGGGCGGGTTAAGCGGTTTGCTTGCTGGTAAGGCTAGGCGCGACAAAGAAGACCGTGACAAAGCATTAGACTTGCGTCAAAAAGTATTTTCAGGCGGCTTAAACGCTGTCACAACTGCATTAACGGATCCAGTTGTTGAGAAACAGCGCCCAGACCCTGAATTTGTAGGCCCAATGCCAGCCAGAAGCGGGATGGAGGCAGCTTTAGCCGCAATTCCGGCAGGGAACTCGGATTTTGATCTCTTGCGTAGCAACTTAGCCTTAAATATATTTAAAGAAAGACAAGCGAAAGAAGCTGCGGCTACTGCTCAACAAGCAGCACAAGAAAACTATAAATTCGAGCAAAAGAATAAAGTGTTTGCTCCACCTGTACTAAAACCAGGAGTTCATGTTCCCTTTCCTGAAGATGTCCAAAATCAAAAAGAATCTTTGGCACAAATAAAAGTTGACGCTAACCAAAAAAAATTGGACGCAAAAGAAGAAGCAAGAAAAAACAAGCCTATGCCAGCTTCTGCTATAAAACAACAATCTGCTCTTTTGGAAAAAATAGGATTAGCTCAAGGGATAAACGCAGATATGGCAAGCATAAGCGGCCTGCTTAAAGAAAATAAAATTGAACTAGGCTTGTTTGATAATTGGTTATCCGCAGGGAAAAATTATGTTGGAATGTCAGATGCAGAAAGCAGAAATTACGCAACTTTTAATAGCACTTTAGAAAAAATGCGAAATGATAGTCTTAGATTGAACAACGGTGTACAAACTGAGGGTGATGCACAAAGGGCGTGGAACGAACTATTTACTAACATTAACGATCAAGATTACGTCAAGCAGCGTTTAAAAGAAATTATTGTTATTAATAAACGTGCGGAAAACTTGCAAAGATATCAAGTAGACGTTCTCCGGAACGAGTTTGGTAAGCCTGCTCTTGAAAGTATGCCATCTGTACGAGGTGCGCCTGGGAACACTTCAACTGATCCACTAAGCGAAGAAGATCAAGAGGCTGTTGATTGGGCGAGGGCTAATCCGAACGACCCCCGTTCTGCTCAAATATTAAAACTGCATGGTGGTTAATGATGGAATTTAACCCAGATAAATACTTATCGCAAAAGGGTGGTTTTAACCCTGACGCTTATCTATCAGGGCAATCTGTTCAATCTGTTCAACCTGCTCCAGAAATGAGCGCGGGCCAGCAAGCGTTAAGGGCTGGCGAATTTGGTGCGCGTGGTTTTTTAGAAAGTGCTGCTGAAACAGTAGGCGCGGTTCCTGAGTTAGTTTCTGCTGGGATGCGAGAAATAGGGCTTGAGGATTATGCGCCAGAAGCAGGGTATTACCCAAAAACAATTAAAAGCGGTATTCAGAATTTTGGTCGGGCTATTTCTCCTGATGTTGATTTTGGCCCTTCCACACCACAATCTAACCTTGAAAGGGGCGCTTATGGCACTGGTCGTGGCGTGGCTGATGCAGCATCATTTATGGTTCCAGGGGCAATAGTAGCTAAAACCGCGCAAGCTGGCACGATGCCAGCGCGAATGGGCAGCGTAATGGCATCTCAGCCTGTGGCACAAGCCGTTGCTGGTGGCGTTGGTGGTGGCGTTAGTGAGGCAACGGGAAATAACGTAGCAGGGTTGGCGGCAAGTTTGGCTGTACCTACGGTTCCAGCATTGGCGAAAAGTGCAGTGCGAAAAGTTATTACGCCATTTCCGTCACAATTATCGCCAAATGAACAACGATTATCACAAGCGGCAGAACAAGCTGGAATTAAATTAACTCCAGGGCAAATAACGGGGTCCCCTGGGCTTCGCACAATGGAAAGTTCCTTTGCTCAGTTGCCATTAACTTCAAAATCTCAAATTGCTATATATGAAGAACAACGAAAAGCGTTCAATCGGGCTGTTTTATCAAAAGCTGGAATTAAAGCAGACGAAGCAAGCCCCGAAGTTATGGACGGTGCGTTTAAATCTATTGGCAAAGAATTTGATGATTTAGCAAACAAAACAACAATTCAAGCTGACCAAAAGATGATTGATGACATAACTTCTGTTGCTAAAGGATACGGCAAACGATTAACTGCCGACACGGCGAGAGTGTTTGATTCTTATCTTGATGATTTTGCTAATATACAAAAAGAAATTACAGTGCCAAAGGGTCAGTCGCTAGGTCAAACGCCTGTTGTACAAATTCCAGGAGCGCAATATCAGACTCTTTCTTCAGATATTAAACGCAGAGCTAGAAAAGCAGGAAATAATCCTGACTTGCAAGATGCTTTGTACGCTTTTTCCTCTAAACTAGATGATGCTCTTGAACGGTCTAGCGGGCCGGAATTGCGTGGAGCATGGGCAGATGTTCGCAATAGATATCGCAATATGCTTACAATTGATAAATCTATGGGCGGTGGGACTCAATCTGATATAGCCGCTGCAAATATTCCCTTTGGATCGTTAAAAACAGCAGTTAGGGGTATGGATAAGACTGGCTATGCTAGGGGACGAGGAGATTTAAACGAACTGTCCCGGGTTGGCGGGTTTCTTGGCTCTGCTATCCCGCCTGATAGTGGCACGGCACGGCGCACACTTATGCAGAATTTATTAACATTTGGTGCTGGCGGGGGTGGCGTTGGATATGCGGCTGCTGGCGGTAGCCCATTAACTGCAATGATTTCTGCACTTGCTGCTGTAGGCGGGCCAAAAGCAGTGCAAGCAGCAACTAGCCCAAAAGCCATACAGTCGTATTTAAAGAATCAAGCAATGGCCCCTACGCAAGAAAACTCAATGATACGGGCGCTTCTTGGAAAGATCGCTATAGCGCAACAAGCTGGAGACACAATGGAAACAAGCGCAGAGCCACTTGTTATCGATAACATCAGACCAACGCAAAAAGCTTTAGGAGCAAGATAATGGCTAGAGATGGCAGCGGAACTTACACCAATCCTTACCCCAACTTCGTTGCTGGCACTACCATATCTAGTGACCAGGTAGACGCAAATAACACGCAGATAGCTACTGCGTTAACGCAGTCAATTGCGGTTGATGGGCAGTCTACGGTTACGGGCAACATCCCCATGTCGTCAAAGAAATTTACTGGGCTAACTGTCGGCAACGCTGCAACAGACAGTTTATCGTTAGGCCAAGCCCAGGCAGAAGCGTTTATCTGGTGCGGGACTATGGGCGGCAGTGCAGACGCTGGTACATTATCCCCTGCACCCGCTATAACGGCGTATGCAGCCGGTCAACGGTTTGCTTGGAAGGCTAGCACCAATACGAACACAGGGGCCATGACAGTGGCTATTTCGGGACTGTCAACGATTGCGGTGCAAAATGACCGCGCTGCTCTTGCAGCAGGGGATCACGCAGCATCAGACATTTTCATGGGATTGTTAGACACCACATCAACAATGCAGATTATTAAGGTGGCTAATGACGCAACGGCTGGCGATGTGGTTGGGCCAGGGTCTGCAACGGCTGACAGTCTTGCTAAGTTTAGCGGCACAACCGGTAAATTGCTTAAAAACGGTGCTGTGATTGGCACAGATGTTCAGGCTTACAATGCCGATACTTTGTTCGCGGATGTTGATGATGTGTTGACCGCAGGGTTTTCTGCAACTGCTGACGACGATGGGACTAAATCAAGCGGGACGTATACCCCTGCAACAACTGGCGGTAATTACAAAACTATTGTGGGGGGCGGTGCGTTTACATTGGCCCCACAGACAACCGTATCGTCTATCGTGATTCAACTTACAAACAACGCATCTGCGGGTACGATAACAACGAGTGGCTTTGACAAAGTAAGTGGCGATGCGCTGACGACGACAAACGGTGACGATTTCATGCTTTATAGTACAGTAATTGGAGCATTTCAGCACCTGCATGTGGAAGCTCTGCAATGAGTTTATTGCCAGTTTATTCACCATCAACTGCGGGTGGAGCTACCATTGAAAACACTGATGATAGCTACACAACTACAAGCACGTTAACGCCATCGTTTTCAAGTCAAGCAATGGGAACGGCCTCGTCAGACCGTATTATAGTTGCAACCGCAGCTGGTTTTTACAGCAGCGGCATGACTTG